CTGTGCGCGACGGAGGATCTAATATACTATAGATCTTAGTGGTTCAATATTTCTTCACGTTTCTCTCTTGAACCAGAGATGGAAGAGATCTAAGTGGATGGAATGGCCTTCACTTTATACGGAAGACCATCTACACGCATATTATCTAGCGTTCGTAGACCACCACTTAGCTGGCGAAGGAATTTGTAGTACCTAGTACTATCAATTTCTCTTGCTCGAGAAGTATTCGCTTTCTGGATTAGGACGTCCTTTACCTTTTCAGGAGTACCGGTGGGATAAGAGAAGTATATGTCGAGCGATTTATACATATCCTTTTGGATATCGTAAATCATATCACGATAAGAAGGGCCCTTGTATGTAATAGGGATCTTCATCTTCTTAGCGGTTTTACGCATCAGTGCGTATCCGCGGAAGACATCATCATGATACTCGAACCGCTCTTGAACCCATTGTATATCTTTCTGAAGACGACGTAACCTACCGTCAGCAGCAATAGCCACTGTCCGAGCGATCACGCGAACTTCAGGGTTCGAAAGAACCGGAAGATATCCAGCCTTTAGCGGTCCCTCTAACAGAGGTTCCGCGGAGCTTCTCAGCTCCGTATAGGCTTCCAAGAGCACAGACAAGCGTCTTGATATCTCCTTCATCTGTAGGAGTAATTTCTTGATTAACGGGACTGGCTTATATTTCAACTCCAGAGTGCCAGATAGTATCTGAACTACCATCGTAACCATACCTTTCTCCGGTTTTACCGCAGAAAGGAGAGGTAATACGATCTTATTCGGAGCAACCATCTTCATAATTGATGGCTGTGAGAGTAAGCAGCGTAATGCTTTAGAAACTATCACCGGTGTCTCACCCCTCGTAAGAGGTTCAACACATACTTCCCAAGCCAGAGGTGATATATAACTTCTGACTAGGGACATAGGCTTAGGTTCAAGCATCCCCTTTTGAATCATCTGTTGAATCTGTTGTGTTCTCCCCGGTAAACCGAGGATAGACAACTCATCTCGCAATGACAAAGGTGAAATATTAACACCTTTTGTCACCACTTGTGATACAAAAGAGAAGGTTCGATTATCACTTTCTAGGGATTTATATATTCCCACAGTGATATCGAATTCCTTACACCGTTCAAGGTAACTTGTCGACAGGGTCTTTCCGAATATGACTATGTCATCTCCAACGATCGAATAATCGGTTGCAGGTTTATATACTCAACCTGACATCAAATAATTTATATACTGTGCAAATTGCACTATTAGATGATGCACGGAGGCTAACATAGCCCATGACGAATAGGCGCCCATCGGCTGTCCTCTTGAATATCGCACACTTCCAGGGTATGAACGTGGCAGGCGGAAATCTCGGTCGGATATAAGGTAAGACCAATCTTTCGCCAATTCTGGGCCCAGTATGAATTTCAATAATGACTCATACAGCTGTATCGGTATAAGGTCAGTAGCCGATTTTAAATCGAACGAGAAAGTAACCTTAGAGTCTAAAGTAGATAAATATTGTACTTTAGCTCCTTGGTCGAAAGATCCGTCAGGATCTATCTTTCTTAACTGATCAAATAACCAATCATGAAGAGGCAGTAAAGCCCGCTGAGTAAAATAGTCAACCATGGCGAAAACACGAAGTTTTCCAGCCGGTTCAGGCTTTAGGGAAAGTTTCCCTAACCATAGTTCCTTTTTGAAAGGAGTGGATTTTATTACCTTCTTCCCTTTGATTTTCCTTGTTTTGTTAATCATTCCTTCCATAGGTAGATATTTATGTACTACGTTATGGAAGATCTTGGTGATGTCCGTATATAGGGACATGTCACCCAGAGCTTCAGAAAACCGTATCAGTGCCGACTGGCGGAAAATTGCTTTCCGGAAAGATCTTTCTTTCTTCTCCTCGACATTAGGGAGAACCCTCAGCACTGGGTGATCTGAGACTATCTTCGCGTACCAAGCCAGAGCATCTAAACCCATCTGAAATATTGATGGAGCTCCGTTTGGAGACGAAGATAGGAGTAATGGATAACAACCTAAAGAATTATCGAAGGTTGCAGCTGTTAGAGTCTTCTTGATATCCATATTTGGAGACCTCTCATGAGGTATAAAATGTTGCCGTCTCCATATATCTAGAGACTTGCGAGCAACGCTTTCGCGTATATCCTTAAGCGCTTGTTTATAAGAAGCACAAAAGAACTGCTCAAGGAACGTAGGTATGAACGACTCCAATATCGATGTGTCACCTTCCCATCTGGGATACGTGATAGTCGAAAAGGTTGCTCGGTCATACGGTCCCTTAAAACCCCGGTACATATAAAGGACACTCATCCATATTCTTATAAGTGGATGGTTCCTAGTCCGGAATACTTGCCTAACATGTAAGGGGAGCGCAGCAGGAAGGCCATTGGCCAACCTGATGCGAATCCCGAAAGGTTCAGTAGATTTCACGGGTTTCCCCGCTAAAAACGCTGAACACACATACATATAGGTCTTGTAGCGTTTTATTAGATCAGCTACACCTCGAGTAGAAAGTATATTTCTATGCTTCTTCGCAAACATAAGAACATGTATATAGTTCTTGTGGTGGTAACGATTCCCAGATACATGGTTTAGATGATCAAACCATATCCAGTGAATTTTACTTATATTTCTACAAGTAAGTTCGACCATATTTCCTTCCATTGGAATTGCGAAACTACTAAATCGCGATTTCAATGATTCAATCCATCGACCAGCTCTTCTCATTATCTGGTCTCCCTTCTTCTGCCCCCTTTTCCCTAGGGGGGGGAGCTTAAGCTCCTTATATTTAGAAGAAGAAGAGTTAGATGAAGACGAAGACTGAGAAAGATCTTTGAAGCCACTACCTTTTAAAGGGTCCTCATCACCTGGACGAGCGACGACAATTAAATCATCTTGCGTGGAAAGACAAGTTCTGACCATTGCCTGGTATTCCTTTATCGATAGATAGAGAAGCCCAGAGGGATCATTGGGATCGACCACTACATAAGGTCGTTTTCATTGATATTCCCAATCAAGTGATAGTCTCCACTCTTGGACTGACTTCGGTCTAGTACTAGTGGAATGAAAGAAAGACAGCTGGGGAGTCGCTGACCAACTTCCTAACCGGGAAGTCGGACATGAAAGGTATTTTATATTCATATCTTAGTGTTTCGTATGGTCGGTAATACTCTTTTCTCAGAGATTCTTCTCTGGGGAGCAGGTCGGCCTCTGAACCGGGCAAGGAGGAGAGAGGTATATACCCCTCCTATCTCCCCTACTCTTTCACGCGTTGGATCACATCCCGAGTAGGGATTGATTATCGAGATATAAGACAATCAACAGAGACTCTCATGGGGAGCGAGAACGCTCAACCTAAACCACTAGGACGTGGCTAAAAGTCTACCGAGGGGGGTTAAACCCTTTGAGCTTCCAGCTCAAGCCGCCGAAAGGCGGCC